ATTTCGGATCGATCCGGAGGAATACGCCGCGGCCGAGGACGTCGGTGAAGTTATTGGCGTAATTCATTCACATCCGGACGCCACCAGCCGCCCTTCACCGCGCGACCTCGCCATGTGCGAAGCGATGGCCATGCCCTGGCACATCCTCAGTTGGCCAGAGGGCGACCTGCGCACGGTCATGCCGACCGGCGATGTCCAACTGCTGAAGCGCCCGTTCGTACATGGTGCGTGGGACTGCTGGCAGGTCTGCGCCGATTGGTACAAGCGCGAGTGGGGACTGGAGTTCGAGGCCTTCAAACGCGCCGATGGTTGGTGGGAGAGCAAGGAAAACGCCAGTCTGTACGAAGCGAACTACGAGGCCGCGGGATTCTACCGGGTCGACCAGCCGCAGCGCGGCGATATGATCGTGATGGAAGTGGGGCGTACGGTCTACCCGAACCACGCCGGGATATTCCTCGGAGCCGATCCGGTATTACCGGGAGAGAATGCAGCGACGTTCGGCTCAGGGCCATTCCTGCTGCACCACCTGTACGGCAGGCCGTCGGAGGTTATCGTTTTTGGTGGCCCGTGGCTTGACCGAACGCGCCTGATCCTCAGACACCAAGATGCACAACCAACTACATGAAGCGGCTGGGCCGCCGGAGAAAGTCATGAGCGATGTGTCGGATTGGTTGAACGCGCAGAGCTTTGCCGACCTTGCGCGCTATGCGAAAAGCTCTCCTCAGGAGTTGGAGCAAGTGATCGTAACTGACGCGATGACCGAGGCGGCCATGGATTACGTATATAGTCTGTACGACCCACTTATGTCCACCAATCTCCTTGAAGAGATCTTTCGCATCATGGCAGTTCTTCAGCCGAAGGTTCTGCCTGGTGATATCTTGCAGTCTTTCCCACAGGAGTGACCTGCATGAAATTGATCGTAGGAGCGCTGGCGGTAGCGCTGTTGGCTGGGTGTGCGTCGCCAGGCGACGTGAAGAAGAATGACCCAACAATCAGCACCTCAACTGCAAAGTCGACCAAGAAGTATGCGCTGTGTGTTTTCCCAAAATGGCAAGAGCAGCGCTCAACGGCAACGATGGCTGAAACCGAGAATGGATATCGCCTGGTGATTGCTACTGACATGATGACCGATGAGGTTCTCGAGGTCTCCAGTGCTGGATCTGGTAGCAAGGTCGCCTTATACCAGCGGATGCCTTGGTCAAAGATGTGGGGAAGAGGCGCGCTGGAAGCCGCTGTCCGCGACTGTTTGTGACGCGATCAAATCAATCAAACCGCCAAATGGCGGTTTTTTTTCGTCGGGAGAAAATGCGTAATGGCTGCGACAGCGTCGAATCCATCAATGACAACCATCCTTTTATCGGGACCGCTGGCAAAAATGTTCGGTCGAACTCATTACCGAGAACTCGGAACAAAGTCAGTTGGCGAGGCCTTCAAGGCTTTGAAATGCACGCTCAATGGATTTGAGCAGGCGATAAAAGATTTAGATCTACGCGGAATGCGGTTTGCAATTTTTCGGAACCGGACGAATGTTGGCGAGAAGGACTTTATGCTGGGTGGCGCCCAGGAGATTCGGATCGTCCCGGTGATCTCGGGTAGCAAGCGAGCGGGCGTCCTTCAAACGATCATAGGCGTCGTGCTGATCGCCGCGTCTTTCTTTGCAGGCGGCGCTGGGCCGAGTCTATTTTCTGCCGGTGTTGGTCTGACGATCGGTGGTGTCGTGCAGCTTCTCAGTCCGCAAGCGACGGGCCTGAAGCAAAGCGCATCCCCCGAGAACGCCCCGTCCTACGCGTTCGGTAGCGCGAAGAACACTACGGCCAGCGGCAATCCAGTTCCGATCTGCATCGGCGAGCGGCGGTGGGGCGGGATGATCATCTCGGCGTCGATCCTGGCTGAAGATAAGGTGTGAGCAGACAGCAGCAGAGCAATTGCCCATAAGTCTCTTTTTAAAGCCTAAGCGCGACAACGCACAAGCTTCTGCTGCCTAGCCAAAAAATCAATCCTCGATCAGGAACTCGTCATATTCGCCTGCTGCGAGGGCGTCTTCATCGTACTCGTAGCCGAGTGCTTCTATTTTTTTGCGCTTTTTGTACAGGCCTAGCTCCTGACGAGCATGGCTCACGGCTTGCTCCTTAATAAAGTCCTCCCATCCACTGAAAACTGGATACTCGTTAAAAACCAACAGGGCATCCAGTTTTTTGTGCAGGGATTCCATCGTCATTTCTTTTTTGGCTAGAGCTGAACTCTCAGCGAAGAGCATAAATTGTTCAGATAACAAATGAAGGCGGTACAGCTCTTCATTGCTCAGATAATTTTTCCCTGTCTTTGCCTCTTCCAAAGTTGGAACGTCGCCCCTGACTGATTGCATGCCCATGTTGTCGGCCATATGGCTGGCTCGGTCCAGTATCAATTTGGAGCTGGTCATTCCAGTGATGGCGTGGTGAAACTTATCTTGCAGTAATGCGTAAAAATTTCTGACTTGCTTTGAGTTCGCGTCGTAGTCGGATGAGCAGATTTTGAAGCACTCACGAACCTTGGCATAGATCTGCTTCTCCTCGTTCCGAAGAGCGCGGACGGCGGCCGCTAACTTGTTTAGCTTTTCGGGAGACTCACGCAGAGCCTTCTCGTTGATTACGTAGCCTTGCTCGATATAGGTTTTAAGCGTTTGGGTTGCCCATTGGCGAAATTTCACTGCTTGTTTGGCGTTGACGCGATATCCAATGGAGATGATCGCATCAAGGTTGTAGTGCTTTATTGTCCTCTGTACGTGCCGTGCGCCTTCCAATCGAACTACCGAGAAATCCTCGGTAGTTGCCGATTCGACGAGTTCGCCATCAGAAAAAATATTTTTGGCGTGTATCCCGACGTTGTCAGCGGTAGTGCCAAATAGATCCGCAACGTTCTGGGCGGTCGCCCAAATAGACTGATCATCCTGAGCAAACCTGAGCGCCACGTGAAGCGCATCGTCAGTAAACATTACCGAGTTACCTGGCTCGCCTGCGTCAACTTCTCTTGACATCGTGTGCTCCTGAATTGATGGGGTTACCTGCCAGTGTGCCAGCAAACTATTACCTCTTGCCCGCTCAGTGCGGGCTTTTTTATGCCTGGAGGAACGCATGGGCGCAGCAGCACAGATCGATATCCACGGCGAGAAGGGCGGCAGCAGTAAGCCCAAGTCGCCAACCGAAGCCAGCGACAGTCTGCGCTCGACCAACTTGGCAAAGCTGCTCATTGCTGTGGGTGAGGGCGAGTTCGACAGCGTCCCGACCGATTACGACATCTACTTGGACAACACGCCGATTCGTGATGCCAGCGGTAACTACAACTTCCCGAACGTGAAGTGGGACTGGCGCCCGGGCTCGGTGGATCAGACCTACATCCCGGGCATTCCATCCGTGGAGAACGAAACGTCGTTGAATGTCGAGTTGCGCAGCGATGCGCCGTGGGTTCGCTCGATTACCAACACTCAGCTGTCCTCTGTGCGAATGCGTTTGGCTTGGCCCGCGCTGCAACGGTCGGACGATCAAGGCAATGTCGGTGGTTATCGCATTGAGTACGCGATCGACGTGGCGACCGACGGCGGCGCCTATCAGCAGGTGCTGGTGGATGCAGTCGACGGCAAGACCACTACCCGCTACGAGCGCTCGCGCCGTATTGATCTGCCGGACGCCACGACGGGCTGGCAGATCCGTGTGCGACGCCTGACGCCAAACCAAAACACCAACAAGATCGCCGATACCATGCTGGTGGCCGGGTACACCGAAGTCATCGACGCCAAGCTGCGCTACCCAAACACCGCTCTGCTCTACATCGAGTTCGACGCCGAGCAGTTCACCAACATCCCGGCCGTGACCGTGAAGTGCAAGGCCCGCCGCTGGATGGTACCGAGCAACTACGACCCGATTTTGCGCACGTACACCGGTACCTGGGACGGCTCGATGAAATCGGCCTGGACCAACAACCCGGCGTGGATTACTTACGGGATCTGCACCGAAGACCGCTTTGGGCTTGGTAAGCGCATCAAGCCATTCATGGTCGACAAATGGGAG